GGAAAATGAAAAGGTTAAAACTTTGAACGATTTAGATTCTTACAAGTGGTTTATTTTCTATTTTGATGAAAACTCTATAAACTTGCAATTTGATTGCAATAAAATAGAGGAATCATTAAAAGCACAAAGAGACAAGATAAAACAATTCTGTATTGATACATTAACGGGAATAGAGCATTATGCTGATAGATTCTTATTTGACACTAATGCTCATATATTCTCTACTCCTAAAACTAGAGGACTGTTGTTCTCATATGAAGAATATCCCATTCTTGATACTGATACTACTAAAGTAGTTGACGGAAAGTATCCCTTAGACTATGCTACTGAAATAATAGAATCTAATTTGGATGATATCATTGACTATATAGTACAATCGGGAACAGAAACATACAATGATAGAACCAGTAGAGGATTTGGGAATAGGTGGAGTCCTTATAATGAGGAGGAACGTAAACAAGTAATTAAACTGTTTAACTCTGGAACTTGGTATGATACACTTGGGTCCTTAAAGCATTTATATTATGAAAGAACCCCCAAAGGCTTAAGAATGTGTAACCTGACTGGCGAACCCTTACAAGCCAATGTTCTAGAACATATAGAAGATATTATTTTGAACATAAAAGACCATTATGAAACATTTGCCGTTGTTCCTAGAGGTAAATCTAAATTACAAGTTTATATGACAATTAGCAATGGAACAAATGGGGCTGAAGGATGTATTATTAATTCTATGGAAGATGTTCTAAATGTGCTTAAAAACTTAAGGAAATATAAAGGAGTAAATTGGTCACAGCTACTGGAAGTTGGGATAGATAATGCAGATGATTTATATTGGTGGTATGTAACTTTTACACTTGATACAATAGCTTTAAATGATTATGATTGATAAAAGCCATTTAAATGAAGTTAGAAAATTAAATCCAGATTTTGAAATTAGACTCCATGAACTAGATGTTAATGTTGGTAACGAACGTAAGCTAATGTACTACGTTTGCGTAACTCATAAGGAATCTGATATAGATGTATATAGTGATAAGGATTTCAATGAGCAAGAAGTAATAAACAGACTTCCGTCTAAATTCACAATAGAGAGGGAGCGCGAATTACTTCCTAAAGGTGTTAGCATAAAGATTCATAAATACTCCATTGACTGTGGAATTTTCCTCTTTGGTTATGTTGATAGCTATTTCAAGAATCATACAGTAAACGTAACTATTAATTATCCGTTAAAGAATCCATACACATTCACTGTTAAATGTATCGTTTTGAATGATTTGATAAATGAAATAGTTCTTGCATATAGAAGGATTTACGAAGAAGAGAAGGAGAATCCAGGTAAGTATGGAATATGGGGACACCGTATAGAAGATTTATGGCTGGAAAGGATGATACTTGATATAGAAACTGGTAATGTTAAATTGTTTGTAGGGAGTTAGTATGGAAAATGAATTAAAACGTAAAGACTTAGTACTTATTAAATGGAATAGCAAGTACATGACAGATAGAGAGGGATGCAGTTTATCAGAAGATGTTAGATACTTAGATAGAGATATAGAAACAAGTACAGTAGGTTACTTCATAGAAGAAGATGATAAAGCTATTGTACTTGCTTCAAGTATTTATGGTATTAATATACCTGATTCATTATGTAAGGATTGTATGGTAATTCCTAAAGCTTATATAAGTGAGACTATCGTTCTAGACGCTCAATTCGGTCCTCTAAATCACTAATAGTACTTTCTAAATCCTCAATCTTCTCTTGAAGTTCTTTAAATTTAGAATCGGAGTTAGGATATACGCCTATAATATAATCATCAATAACACAACTTATAACGTTGTATTCTACACCGTCTATGGTGTCTTGGCTGATGCAAAAATTAGTGTTTTTACATTTAGGACATTTAATGTGCATAATCTTAGATTTTAAAATTAATAATATGCAAATATATAAATAAATTATGAATAAATGAGATTCATAACTTTCGTAAGACAAATGTTTACTTCACATTCTGGAATCTCGTCTAAAAGAGTGTGTGGAGTAATAGGGTGGTTTGTTGCAGTTGTAGTACTTATATATTGTACTATAATGTGCATACAAGCACCATTAATGATAGATACATTTTTAATATGTGTTATGGCTTTATTAGGAATAGATTCAGTAACAGGTATTTGGAAAAAATTTAAAAGCAATGAAGGAAATTCTGAAGAAAATAGTAAACTTCCTAAAACAAAGTGACAAATTAAAACATTGTTTAGTTAATCTTTTAGTAATGTTAATTGCTGGAAGTATTAATATTTGGCTAGGTATAGGTCTAGCAGTAGGTTTATCATTAGGTAAAGAGTATGGAGATAGTAAAGCTCCGGGTAATAAATGGGATTGGTATGACATCCTTGCAGATGCAATTGGAATAGTAACAGGACTTTTATTAGTTCTTCTATAATAGAAAAGGCGAGTACCTATTTGGTGCCCGCCTTTATTTGTATCATCATTTTTTCTGCACTTTCTCTAACCTCTCGTGCTGAATTTCTTCTTCCTATATAACCTATAGGTTCTGATTTATTAAATTCAGAAAATAGTTTTCCTGTATATCTACCAAGAAACATTATATCTTTCTCACATAATATAACAAGAAAATATGTAGGATATTTATCCTCAAATATTTTAGTTTCTCCTTCTAATTCATGAAGAATTTCAAATTCGCGTATATCATATTCCATTATTCTGTTACCTCAATAAATGCATCCCATGCCTTTCTAAAGCTATCTCCTGATACTGAAAATTCTTTTTCATGAGTTCCATCTTCCTTCTTATTATAAAGACATAGGGTAAATATATTTTCATATCTATTTAATACTAGTAACTGATTTGGATGTTTTGCATTCCATGTGTTTATTGCTTCGTTCATTCCCAATCAAGATTAAATGAGGGTGAATAAAAAAATATCTTTGCATGTAAGACTCCATTAATAGTTACACAAGGCATTAGTTTATGCCAAAGATTTGTATTCATGTAAGTACTCTTATATTGTTCTGGAAGAAATACCACTGAAACATGTCCTATATTTAAAGCTATTCTTGCTGGGTCTTTTTCAAAATCTTCCTCTTCTATAAATACTCCGTTTATATTACTTACTGGATATGTTAATTCAAATGTCTGCATTATTTTATATTTGTCTTATACTTATAATTGAATCCTCCCATAAACTCGGACTCTTCTTTAATAAATCCAATACGGTTTGTCCTAAGTCATTCTCTGAACATACTACTGATTGGTTAGTAAAGAGTTCCATTACACCATAATCAATTCCATATCCTCTAAGTCCAGTAAGAGTTACTTCATATTTCTTAGGTCTTCTAGAAGTAAATTGTATTTCAAGATACTTACTTGGATATATTGCACTACTATAACTCATTGTCTCTACTTATTGCACAATTAAACCACCCAAATACTTCTCCTTGCACATATGGACTGTTCACTATCATTCCTTCAACACGTTCCCATTGAGACGGGCCTAACAATCCTTTATTTAGATAAATACCACTAACATATCTAAAATACTTATCATACAATTTTCTAAATTCAGAATTATCTTTGTAATCGTTTTCAGCATCTCCAACAAGAATAACGCTGATATATCTATCAGGCCAATTAATGTTTAATGCATCATGTATATCTCCAAAATCAGAGTCCAAGTCCATAAATATAAATCCTCTATTACTATATGTATCTGTAAACCATTTACTCACATTTACATTTTTAGATAGTAATATCAAAGCTTTATATTTTGTAGACATTGTATATTCTCCATATCGAGTTTTTATTTTTCCATTAAATATAGCCATTAGTCCTTGGTCTTTATATAGAGTTGGCAATGGCAAGTTCCTTCTTCCATTTCTCTAAACTCTTTACACATACATACTGTATCTTCATCTCTTATTAAAGAACAAGGACAATACTTCTTACCATATTTATCCTTGTTCTTCTTTAAGCCTGCGAGAACTGTGTCTCTTATTTCTTTATTCGATGTTACCTTTATACTCATAATTACAAGTTATAGATGGTAATCCCAATGTGCAGTTACATACTAACATTTTTCCTGTCCGTAATGATTCAAGATAGTTAGGACATTTACTACAAGGTGTTGAAACTTCGGGAGTTTCAAAGCATCCTTTGATATAAATATTACCATCAGATATTTTATATACATCTCCTTCTTTGATGTCCTCATCTGGAACATTTACTAAATCAGTTTCAGAGACATTCTGTAACAACTTATTTAATACTTCTAATTCTTCTAATGCAGGTCTTTTGCCATCAGCATATACTCCTTCATAATCCACTCTCTTGATTACTTCAGCAATTCTATTAAGGATAATTTTTCTTAAATTTTCAATCATAATTCAAATATATTGTTTCCATTTCTGGAAGGTAATAAATCCATTCTTCTACTATGTATGCATCCATATATAAAGCTTCCTCAACTAGGTTGATTTCCTGATTCATCTTTCTCTAATTCCTTTATTTTATTCTTTAGTTCTTCGTTTTCTTTCTTTAAAGATTCATTCTCTTTTCTAAGAGTCTCTAATTCAGATGTTAATTGAATTATATTCTGTTCTTGAGATGCAAGGGCTGCATTTCTTTTATTAATGTCAGCCACTGCATATTCAATTCCTTGCTCAAGATTTTTTAATTCAATAATACACTTACGTATTCCTTCTACCATATATATTTAAGATTATCATGCTGGATATCTAAGTCTTCGAGGAATTGAGCAGCATCCTTAATTCCATGTCTTCCAAACATCCATTCTACTTCCATATCGTCTTCTGTAAGCTCAAGATTATGTACTATTTGTACCATAGTCTCCGCTAGTGCTTGAATCTTAGAGAGTTTAAGATTATTCATTTCTCTCGCTTCCGAGATAGTAATGGGCCAAGGAATGATAGAATAGATAAGTTCTTCTTTGAGTTTATAATAGTCTTCAATAAGCTCCTCTCCATTAATATCGTAGTCTTCATAATTCTTACTAAAGTCTATCGTATAAGTAGTATTGTCTACTTCAATTACTCTACTGGTATCCTCGCGATATTCTACCATTTGTTTTTCATGTCTAAAGCCCAATAGCCCTAGTATGTCTCTAACTTCTTGTAAAGATTCCTCTCTCACATAAATTGTTTTACCTTTAAGATAACCTTTTAATTCATCGAAATTGTCAAAAGTAAATTCTTGTTCTTCTATAAGGTCTGCTTGTATAATTATAATTGGATTCATATTAGTCTAAGTCGTTAATTGTTTTTTCATTGTTTGCTAAATAATTATCTATTGCTTTCATTATTGATTCTTTGGTTCCATTGCAGATGAGGAATCCTGCATTTTGTAATATCTTAATTATATTTGTTTGATTAATTTCTGATTCTAAATTTAATATATCTTGTTTAAGTTCTACAAATTCATCCTCCAAACTTTCGATATTTTTAAACTCTGAAATTCCAGTATATATCGCATCTATTCTCTCTTGAAACTTATCAAAGATAGCTTCTCTTATTTTTGTATTATCATCATAAGTATGAAGAAACCGTTCTAAGGATGACACAAGAAGATTTGTTCTTCCAGTTCCAAAGTATTGGTCTACTTTAGTAAGTGTCTTTGAATTTAATAAGTAGTAAGAATTAGAAGAAGGAATTTGTATAGTTGCTTCTTTATTCTCCATATCTATTTTTATAAATCTATCATCTAATTTATTTATTAGTTCTCTAAGAGCTAATTTGTCAAATCCTGTATGTATGATACATAAATCATCCAATAACCATAATGCTATTTCTTTTGCTGTCATTTACTTAATCCATTGTCATTTGTAATTTAGAATCTCCCTTCAATTGTTTCAATTCGGCTTTTAATTTCTCTACTTCATTGGATAAGAATTTTATAGTTTTACTATTTTCTTTTATTTCTTTATCATGCTCTTCAAGTTTCTTCTTTATAAAGAGAACGTCTTGTGCGATTTTAGATAAATCAAATAGCTTAAGTTGAATTGGAACTCCAGTTTCAGGGTCTTTTTTATTTGTATCTATAACTTGTAATATTCCCTTATCTTCTAACTCTTTGTTTCTTCTATAAATAGTAGAGGCACTTAATCCAATTTCATCAGAAAGTTCTTGGTTAGAATAGGTTAACTTTCCAAATCCTTCTTCATCTTTATACATATATTGTTGTGTCAATATAATATATATTCTCTGTTGAGAAGTAAGGTCTACATCTCTCATAAATTTGTAAGTGAACATTTCGAAATTCTTAGAAGAAGGATTAAATTTATAAACATTTTTTCTTCCTTCTTTCCTAACTGAAATGTCCCCGTTAGCCACAAGATTTTTAATTGCTTTATTAACTGTAGTTTTACTTACCCCGGCATCTTTTGCTAGTGTTTCCATAGATGGAAAAGCTTCGTAAGTGTCCTTATTCATATATGTTTTCAAGTAACTGTAAACATAGACATCAGTAGGGTCTAGGTTATGTTCTTTGCACATATCATTTGGAACTTGAATGTGTTGTGGTTTTTTCTCCATCTCTTTATGTCTTAAATTTTAATAGTACAAAGATACTGCAAATTTTCAACAGTACAAAATCTGGACTATTAAGATTTGTTAAAGTGCTGAAAATCAAGGGTTTGTCAAAATTGTACTAAACCATTTTCAAAAATATACCATTCGATGTCAAAAGTGAACCGATTATTTTCAAAAGTGGACTCTAACTATACTTAATCTATACTTAATAAGAACTATATGTAATCTCGAAAAACTTCGTTTTTCTCGGCAGGCAAAACCTCGCGAACAGTATTTTGAGTCTATGTACGTTTTTACTCAAATTTTTTATTTTCTTCTTCACGCGCGTACATTATATATAGGTACTTAAATAAAGCCCCCCCCCCC